TGGTACGTTACCCCCCTCAATAGTGGTGTAACACCACCGTTTCCATTCTTCAGTTGGATCGCTCGCTACATAACACCACAAATCATAAAACCAACTAGCTGTACCATCAGGAGTACTAATAAATAATGCCCAACCTTGTTTATCGGCTAATGCAGGTCTAATGACCTCAAACCATACCTCCGAATCCATGAATGCAGCCTCATCTAACACTACCCCCGCTAAACTTCGACCCCTCAAGGCCATTGCATTTTCAGTACCCTTTAATTCAATACTCGACCCATTAACTAAATCCAGTCTTAAATCAGTCTCATTTTTACTTTGTATCCATACCTTCGGAACTAATTTCTTTAATGCCTTCCACGCAATATCTTTTGCCATCCGATATGTTGGCGCACAATAGAAAAATGTCTCGCCTGGACGATTGATCGCTCCACGAAGAAGCTCGATACAGCTCAAATAACTCTTGCCAAATCTTCGACCTGCTACTAAAACTCTAAAGCGTTTTTCATTGTTAAATACTTGACCTTGCGCCCATCTTAGATTTATTTCTGGTGCTGTTTTTACACTCATAACTGTTAATTTAACCCTTTTTTGTACTTATACCCCCCTATTTTTACTACAAAAGTCGTTTAAAAGGTTATTATTTTATCAATGACCTTTTTGAGTTGCGTCCGTGACCGATTCATGTATTAACAATTTTGATAACGATAACGTCCCAGAAAGAAAGGAACAGAGGAAATTAGTTGGTACTGGGCGCAGTTCTAAGGCTGCTTTGGAATTAAGACAGCAGCGACTCTATAAAAGACAACTTGAAGGTCTCCCCGCTAGACAGTTAGTGTTGGATCACGCTTCAAAAGAAGGGATTTCTATTCCAACAGCTTGGGTGGATTGGAGAAAGGTTAATCAGTGGAATGAAGAAGACTGGCAAAAAGATAGAGAGAATATGTTGTCTCGTTTACAAGCTGCTCGACTCAGACTTTATGAAAAAGCTATCAGAAAAGGACAGTTACAAACTGCTGCTCAAGTATTGGATTCAATTGGACGGGTTATTGGCGAAAGTGTAGAACATGTAAGTATTCAAGCACCTGAACTTTCTATAAAAGTAGAAGCTAAAGAAGACTTATCATAGCCACGTAGAACTTAGTTTCAGATATATATTTAGGTTCAGGGGAAGTGGGTACAATGTGCCAAATGTTACAACCCACCCCCCACATTTGCTACATCAGTTTGTATCTTTCTTGCTTGTAAGTTCTAGGAGGCCATGGTACAATTAATACATAGAGATGGGGAGGGAGTACTAAGTATTCCCACTACGCTATCACTATAAAGAACCTAGATAACCGCATAAGCCAGCGATAGCAAAGCCCTATTAAACGGGCCAAGCACTCTCTGAGATGTGAGGACATAGTACGCCTAGTACTGTGCCATCACTCCAAGGGGTTGCTATAGCTACATGGATAAAAACTATGCCTCATAGGTTCAAAAGTTCACTTAAATTTCTTTCTATTATCATGGCTACACAGTCAACAAGACACGAGACTATTATTAAGCTCGCCTCTGGTGACAGTCTTAATATCGAGATTGCAAGCTGGAGACCTGACAGCATAACAGCTATCTGCTCCAAGACTGGTGACGAGTTCAAGATTGAACTAGCTACCTCTGATCTTCAGAAGGCTTTCCTAAGTACTATAAGTAATCTTTCTTATAGCCATTCAGAAAGTCGGTTAGCTTTCCTTACTGAGATTCAAAAGACATTAAACAATGTTGCTGAGAAGATCAAAGAAAGGGAAGCAGAAGAGAAGACAAACGGTTAAAAAAAAACGCCCTAGAGCTTACGGGTTCTAGGGTTCTTTCATTCTTATTTTAAAAATTATCATGACAGCCACGATTCAAAAAGAAATAACTCTAAGTCATGAAAACTTAGAGAGTATTCTTTTAACTGCTGACTCTTACTATTGGTGTTCTGATCTCAGATATCAAATTAATCAAGAGTTACCAGTTGAAAAAACTTTAATCAGTGTCGAGGAATGTAATGAAGATCAAGACGACCCAGAAGAAACCCACAACATCACGGGCCTTGATATTGAAAAAGCAGTTGCAACACTTTTTACTTATCCAGTAGAAACAAACGCTGCATTAATGGTTAAGGATTTTATCAATAATAAATACGATGCTTGCCATTTAGACGCAGAGGCGTGTGATGTAATCCTTCAAATTGCAACATTTAAAGAGGTTGTTTATGGGTAGTTTTATTACCTTACTAGCTTTCATTATTCTACTTTATTACTTTTTAAGACTCATTAGGGCTTATTAAATGAGTAGAAAACACCAAATAAAAGTAACGCTAAACGATCAAGAATTAACTCAACTTAAAACAGTTGGGTTAAATCTTGGTTTAGATAATGCGTCAACTTTCAGGGCTTTGTTGTCTAATACTTCAATTAATGATAAAGCCTACAATTGTCTAATTAAGACTATTTTAGAACTTAAAACAACTGAAATAGCATTAAGGCAAGAACTAATAAACAAGCCCTAAAATATAGGGCTTGATTCTCTTATTCTTTATTTTAAAAAATTATCATGTTAGAACTTAAACCACTTGGAGCAAATCGCCAAATTTTAAAGGTTGACGATTTAGAGATCCTTTACAGCTACATAACACCAGTAGCTGCAAAGCTATCAAATGGCGATATTGTACGATCCAAGAACTATCTAAAGGGGTCTACTTCTCCCACTACTGAAAAGCATATTACCCAAACCTACAATAAGGAATGGTCATGGGATCCTAAAGAATGGAAGATTGTAAAACAGTCCTATATTGAAGGGTTACTGAAAGAAAAGAAGGTTTAACCCTTCTTTTCATCCTTATAAATAGTCAACCTAGTCAACATAAGGGTTTGATATATATCTTTGTTAGTATTTTTGAGAGAGTCGTTAAGGATTAAATCCCAGACATTTTGAGGTATGTCTTGGAGTGTTTTGTAGGGTTCGAGCTTTTGAACCTGACATTCATTAATAAAAGTTTTGATTTTTGACATAAAAAGATTGTTTTATTGTTCTACCATGGTAATATAGAGAGAACAATTAAGAGGTTAATTTTGACAGAACTTAAGACAATCATTTTAGACGCCATACGTCTTGAAGATGATTACAACACGCACTGGTCAGAAAAAGAAACTTTTTCTTATGCGTTGAATAATTTCATAGCATCTAAGGACTGGGAGATCAAAAGATATGGGATTCTTGAAGCTTGTACGTCTTACTTTCAAGGTCTTGGTTTATCAGTTCCTTATATGAACTATGACATCGAACAGCTAGGCCACGATCCAGATACATATTGGGAAGACCTAGCAAAATGTTTTCTAGATAACACTTTAAGAATCAGTTCACCCTATTCTCTTTTTATTTCATGACTAAAAAAATCCCTTCAGCTTTTATAAGAAAGCATGAACCAACTTGTAATTTGCACTTGCCTGATTTTTGGGCGAGTGCAATTATAAATAATGATCAATCAGGTCTTGAAGACGAAGATATTGAAAAACTAAATGATTTTATTGAATATTGGAAAGACGATATATATATAGAAAGAGCCAATATTCCTAGTGATGAAAACGCTTGTATTGAAACTCATTTTATGAAATATCACGATGCTGAAAGATTTGGCGTTTTAGCTTGCGATTGTTTTGAATATATTTTTACCTATAAACCTACCAGTACTTTATTTGATTCTTAATCATGAAAAAAGAACTTAAGCCTAAAACATTAGAGCCTATCAAAACTATGGCTTTAGAATGTGCCAAAGAATATATTGAGCCTGAAATAAGGCCAGTAATTAATAAAGCTAAAGCAATATATAAGAGACTAATTAGTAAAGAATTAAATTCTGGAATAGGTGTTAGTGAAGAAAAAAGAAAAGAATATTGGAAATTAAATAGATCATTTAATTCAATCGAAAATAGTTTATATAATAATTGGCCTTATTTTTGCTATGACGAATTAAGACAGAACTTCCCAAACGAATTTAACCCTAATACTGGTAATTACTGGGAGAGAGAAAGACAATGACATTACCTAAAATTAATTTAAACAGTAAAGAAGACATACAATTCGTTGATTATGTATGGTCTTTTTACGGTACTGACGATCCAGTCTATCCCATACAAGGATTAACTAAAGGAATGATTATTGTAGGAACTTATATATATAGACAATATTGTTTAGATGATTCTAGACCTGAGATGAACTGGGGTGATGGCGATTCTTTAGATCGTGAACACGTAAGAGATATTATTCTTGATACTTTTAAGCTTAAGTGGGAGTGTTAATCATGAAATTTAAGTTAGAAATCGACATTGACAATGCAAGCTTTGAAGATAACGGCGAAGGTCGTGAGATCTCAAATATCTTGCATAACATCATCAATAAAATTGAACATATTGACGAGTTCGATCCAGATGATAAAGGCCGTTCAAGAGATATGAACGGTAATACAGTTGCTTTTTGGGAAATTACAAGTTAATTCCCGTAATTACGTCCTTTTTTCTACTCTCTTCTATGAAATTAAAAAAATCTCTCAAAGAAAGAACTTGTCATAGCTGTAAAAAGACTATTTCAAGACTTAGCTTATATGGTTCTAAATCTAAGACCATATTAAGCGATCCAAAAGGTCAATGTCTTTCTTCCACTGGAGTCTTTGACGAAAGTAATGCTTTTCCATTTCGTCTTACTCAAAAACTTTCTTTTTGTGAGGACTGTGCCAATGGATAAAATCGAAGGTATCGAACATATTGAGACTGCTTTATTAACTAATTCCAAACTAGGAAATAGTAAAGATAATAATATTCGTAAAACAATCACAAGTGAGCTTCAAGAATTAGGAGTATCTCAAACTACTTCTTACGAATGGTATAGAGAGGCCCATAGAAACTTCAGTACTGAAAAAGCTAATCAAGATAATAGCTATCAAGCTATGCATCCTTTAGAGCTTCTGGAGAAGGCTGAAGACATCATGTGGGCCGTTGATCCGCAAAACGATCCAGAAGGATATATAAAAGCGCAAAAACATTACGCTAGCCTTCTTTCTAAATTTAAACACCAAATTACTTATCGGAATTATGAAACAAACTGATTTCTTAATTCGTGTTGAGCATCCTAATGCTTATACACAAGA